TGGTCAGTCTGGTAGTCTCGTGGGTTCGTTCTTCCCGACCAATGCCAATTCATTTTCAAATATCGCAAGGAGAATGGGCAGTTGAGGTACATTGTAGGGAATATGTCGGGAATTAGTAGGTAGTGATGCACGTATGTTGCTGATTGATAGCACACTGCATCTGAACAATGCGATCTAACTAGGACTGCATACCGAAATTAGTACACTCACGAGAGTATCATAGGCAAGTACGGAAAAAGGTAAAAACTTCACACACGCATTCACACACCACACCCCCCTGCCCCTTGCAATGCGGTTTTCCTTTGCCCAGGACCCCGCGGAAAAACTATATTCCATCTCACCACCACGCGCCTATAAAAATTTTTACAATATTTTTTTCACAGTTTACCCCCTCTCTTTGCTTTGGCTTCATTCTTTCATTGTTTCTACGACATTTCCCCTTTGCCTGATAAGAATTAGTCTTTACAAAAAGATAATGCTTTGTACGGCTTTAAAACGAGCTGTTATTTCTACGATAAAATATTGTTTAGAAAATAGTCTAAAATAATTTACCGAATGTTTTGTACGATAAAATAATAATTAGTAATATTGCAGTAACAAAAAGTAATACTAAAATCATACTATGGAAAATGTAACATTGGGTCAAAAGCGAGTTCAGAGAAATTTCAATCCTTCGGCGAAGAAAGAGGTTGAGGATTTAAAGCAAATGTATGCTGAATTGATTGATTGCTTGGAAGCTTTGAGAAGTTCTACAAATGGTAGAGAAATAGCAATAGCACAAACAGAAGCGGAAACGAGCTGTATGTATGCGGTTAAATCTTTATTCGTTTAAGATGAAATACTTCATTGATACAGAATTTTTGGAAGGACCTCAAGAGCCAAAATGGTTAATACTTAAAAGTAGATTAGGCCATTGGATGATTGGGAAACCAAAACCAACAATTGACTTAATTTCGATTGGGGTTATAGCTGAGGATGGGAGAGAGTACTACGCTATCTCAAAGGATTTCAATGTAAAAGAAGCTTGGAATAGATTTGATTTAGTGCAGCAATCGGGAGATATGAGAAATATATATCCAGAAGGTAAAAAAGTGTACTGGCTACGTGAGAATGTATTGATGCCAATTTGGAGAGAACTTATTGTTTTAGAAAATGATTACTTGGTAAAACAAAAAAGGATGATTGGTTTTGCAAAGGATTTGAATATGGATTTTGATTTAAAGAACTTCAAATATCTTGTAAAAAAATACGGCAAAACCAACAAGGAAATTGCTAAAGAAATTGAAAGTTTTTGTTTAATGGGTTCTGCTTATAGCAGTATGGATAAAACAATAGCTTCAATAATGTATTATTCAAAGTTGGGAGAAGATGAAAGAAAGGCCATTGATGAAAAGGGATTAAAATATGTTTTTAATGAAGTGCCTGAATTCTACGCCTACTTTGCCGATTATGATTGGGTGGTATTCTGTTGGTTGTTTGGTAAAATGATGGATTTACCTAAAGGATTCCCGAAGTACTGTAAAGATTTGAAGCAGATACTTGATGAAAAATCAGAAACTCTTAGTTCCGCAGAATTGAGTAAAATATGTTATCCAACGGTAGGTCATAACGTGTATTCTACATTGGATTCCGGAGTATTAAAAGCATCAAAATGTACTTTATTAAAAGGAGCGCCTGGATTCCCAATACAAGATTCTTCAAAATCACATAATGCAATTGAAGATGCCCGATGGAATAAACAACTTTACGAATTTTTAAACCAATTATAAATAATAAAAAAGAGTATGAAAAAATTTAGAAAAAAGCCGGTAGTTATTGAAGCTGAACAATGGCTTGGAACGGACGAGCAAAAAAAGAAGTTTTTGGCCAAAGGTTTCATTATGGACCTTCCTTCGCGAGATGGTTCTTGTTTGGTTCCTACGATAGAAGGTAATGTTACATGTACGCTTAATGATTATATAGTTAAAGATGAACATGGCCTTTATTTTGTTTTCAACTGTGAATTGTTTGAGTCTTTGTATGAATTAGAGGAAGAAGCAACACTTGAAATCAAAGTAAATGCGGAAACGCTTGCTTTAAATCCAGAATTTGTTGAAGCTGGAATTGAAGTTGGAGATACTATTACGGTAGATGCAGTGGATCCAATCGAAGAAGCTGTTCCGGTAGAAGTAGAAAAGAAAAAAGCAGCTAAAAAATAGTTGTTTGTTTCAGTAGAATAAGGCGGGCACAGCCTAGATGCGAAGGTGCATCGTAGCAATACGAGGACTATCTATCGGACAAGAACGGAAAGACGTACGACCATTGCAGACGGTATATAGTCTGCTTACGGGGAAGTAGCTCAGGCGAAAGCAAAGGTTAGAGTGGTACCCTTTTAAGGTATGGTCAGCGGTTCGAATCCGTTCTTCTCCACAAAATAAAATAAACTATGAAAATACCTTGTATTTGTGTTGACGATAAGCATAAACCTTTAGAAATTCCATCTTCTAAGTGGGTAAAAGAGGGTGCGGAGTATCATATTGTTCACGTTTATAATCAGCAGCAACAAAAGGGGATAAAGGGAGTTGAGTTGTCTGAGTTTGATATTTCGGATTGTGTGCCGTATAACTGTTACCGGTTAGACCGTTTTGCGTTTACTGAGGATAATATTCAAAAGTTGATAGAATTAATGCAGCACTGTACGGAATTGGATAACATAGACATTAGTTCGATAGTAGAGAAATTAACTTCAATAGAGCAATTGGATGGAACTATTTAACAGCACTGGCTTTGAGATAGGCGACCAAGTTTGGGTTGAGTTAGAAGGAATAAAATACTTTGGCAAAGTTGTAAAGGTAGATGATAGTAGGAACCAGATAAAGGTGGATTATACTGCTCTTTCAGAAGGTGAGGTAGTAGATTGGTTTCATAAAACATTTTGGAGTAAATAAATTAATATACAATGACAAAAAAGAGAAATAACGTAGATACTGCTATTAAATGTTATAATGAATTAACCGATATCATATTAGACCGTTTTTGTAAAAAGCAAGGGTTTACTGAATTTGGTTTTGCTATTGGAAGTGATGATAAGGTTGTTTTTTTTGATAATGATTTAATGATGCTTTTCACGGATATAGTTTTTGACTTGATATTTAATATTGAGGAAGGTATTGCGGTTAAGTATATGTGCGGATTTGATATGTCATTAGATAATGCCCAGATTGAAAAAGAGTTGAATTACAAGGAGTATTTAGAGAGTAAAAAATTAATTAAAAAATAAGATTATTATGTTTCAAACATTTCAGATTTCGGGGCCTATTACCGCCATTGAACCGACAGTAGAATTTAGCGAGAAGTACAAAGAGAAAACCTTTGTGGTAAAATACGATACGAGTGCGGACTATGCGTATGATGCTGCCTTGACATTGGCTAATACCAAGTTAGGCATGATCGATGATTTTAAAGTTGGCGATAATGTTACTGTTCACTTTAATCCTTCGTCCAGGCTAGTTAAAGGAAATTATTACACAAAATTAAACGTTTGGAAAATTGAGCACCAGAGATAGTATTACCAAAAATTTAGCTACGGAGGATGATTTGCTGCAGTTGTTAGATATCATTCTTCAAATGATGTTGTTGACTGAAACGGTAGAGGATTTTAGGATTAAAAATCTTTACAATAGAAAGGTTATTAAAAATGTTTTGAATAAGGCATTGGATGTTATTGTTCCTATTGTTGAAAAGGATTACACTCTTGTTTTTAAAGCCGGAGAGGAAGATTCTCAAAAGATCATTTCTAAATATGAGAAGCTGATTCATTTTATTCGGGATTTTAATGTTCCTCAAAAAGAAAAATTGATTGAAATGATTGAAGCTTACAACTTTGATAAAAAAGGTATGGATGCTACGATACATCGAATTATAAAAAAACAAAATAAATAGTTATGATAAAGACAATCGACAACGGTATTTTAAGAATAAACGGACTGAGTTTTATGGAATTTTCAAATTCATTTAGGGGTTATTTGATTCTTAGTAAAAGAACCGGCAGAGTAATCCCTAAATTTTTACTTTATTGGAGTGGTCTTTCGGTTCCAGAAGTGAAAGATAGTTTTTCTTTCGAAAAAAGGATAAATGACAATTAAAGGAAACATACTTCGTCTTATAGAAAAAAATTATGAGGGCAAACTGCGGACTGTTGTTATTGTCAAGATTGGTACTTATGTGAATAAAAACCAAAACAATGAACTGGCAATTTTCTTTAATGAAACCAAACTGCATTTGCTTAATGATTTTGGAGTTGATGATACCGTGATAATTGAATGTACTACTTTATCATTTACAAACGACAATCATAGGTTTTACAACTACATTTTAGGTCAGTCAGTTCGTTTTGATGTGTCGCATTATCCGTTTTATCGTAAAAAACATTTGGGTAAAAAGTTAGAGATAATGAAAGGTAAGGTTTCTTTTGAACCGGATTTTGATTACGAAAAAATGATACTAGAGGGTTGGACCAATGCCGGACTTATTGAAGCTGGATATGTAAAAAAGAAATAATTATGAGAACCTTTGCCGTGACTTATATTGCCGAAGTCAATAAGGACATTAAAGTACCAGAAAAAAGAGAAATGCTGATTAAAGAAATCAATATTGTTCAAGCCTTAGAAAAAATGGCTAAAAAAGTTTCTTTGTACAGAAGAATATTAAGCATTGAGGAATTATATAATACTAAAATAAAAACATGAAAATAATAAACGGAAATGCTCTAGTAGAGATTATTAAAAAAGAAACAAAATTACCAAGTGGTATTTTTGTTACTGAAGGTGTTGTAGATGATGAAGGTATTGTTATAAAAATTGATCCTGATGTGGCCCATATTGTCAACGTAGGGGATAGAGTAAAATTTAACCCTAACAATGGCAGTGATATGGAATATAACGGTAAAAACTGTAGATTTCTAAAGGTGTTTGACAAAGATAGTCCCAGAACCGATATTGTTTTTGTATATGAAAAATAATGAAGATGATTTTGTATTGAGTGATGAAGATAAATTCAACCTGTCTAAAGGCGAACGATTTTTATTTAAGTACATTTTGTATTTCTGTCGTAAATATGGCACCGAAACTGTTGCTAATACCAAAGAATTTAGGGAAAAATACCTATCTGTTTTGTTGAAAAACAAAGAACAACAAGAGGATAGCAGCGTAAATAAATATTTTGAAACACTTAAAAACAAAGGTTTTTTAGTTCCGCATCCGGATTACAAAAAAAAATATTACAAAGTAAAATTTGAATGTATCTTGAATGATAAAGAATTTTAATCATAGGTTTGATCACGACAACGATATTCAGTACAACGGATATTTGCTGTATAAAAACAAGTTGATTAATGCCCGGACTTATGAGGTGTTAATTGCCAATGAGATTAAAATACTACTGCCGATAAATTTTGATATGAACCGTAAAAACAGAATACTGCAAAACAGAAAAGATTTCAGCGAGTATAAGCTTAATTTTAAAGAGCATCGGTTTGTAGATGATATTGATTTTTTGTTGACTATAAATCAGGCGTATCAGGTATGTAAAACTACTTTCAAAATGAATTCCGACCAGATTAATGCAGCACTTACCCTTTGCTGTTTTCAGGTTTTCACCAAACAAGATGGTTTAGACGTTTTATCGCAAAGTGGTTATAGCCGGGAAAACAGAATTTTTAATTTCTTGGATACTAATGGCTTCTTACTTCGGATTGATGATTTCAAAGAAAAAACGCATATATCAAAAAGGGTTTATTCGTTTTCCGATAAAGGATTTTCTATGGTAAAACTATTTTATCAAACCCTTAATAAAGCAAGCGTTTATGAGTTTAAATTCAAAAATAAAAAGGAATTGCTAGTTGATAGTATCTTGAAAAAATATGAGTAAAGCGGCTATTGATTAGCCGCTTTTTTTTCTAAATACCTCAATGTCGCATTGTTGATTATTCTTTTGCCAATAAGCTGTTCTTTTAATTCTTTGTTTTCCGGACTGTTAATGTCTCCGTAAATTTCTCTAATCATTATCGCTTTTGCACCAGGACTTTTTTCTCTTTTGATTCTTTGCATCATACCGTCGGTTCCTTCTTCTCGTAATGCGCCTTTTCTTGTGGTTTTGAATGATTTCATATAACTGCGATAGTTTGGATCACTACCGTATTGGCTTTGTAAATCTTTTACGACTTCTTCGGCGGTAGCTTTACCATCTATTACTTCTTGTGCTTTGTCTTTGAATAGCTGTCTTGTAGCTTCTTCTTTTAGCATCGTGTTAAGTTGCTCTTTTTTACTATCTGATAGTAGGCTTTCTGCTCTGGTCCATTCAGTAGATTTGGTAGTGGTTCTGTTTTTTAAACCTTTCAATAACATATCCTTTACTCCTTTTCCTAAATTCTCCATCGTTTTATCAGTAAAAGCATAGTCCATTACTTCATATCCTGTGGCAATATATGGATTAGATTGTGGGCTTGTAATCATAGATTCAATAGCACTCTTGGTTCTTATTGGTGACAATTTCCATTGCTCGCCTAAGTGTTTGTAAAAATCTTCTACCTGTGGATTGTTCATTCCCTCTAAGGCTTCGGTTTTTGCATATTTATCGAGAGGTTTATTTCTATACAAATCATATCCGGCATACCAAGCGGTACCCGCTTTAAACAGTGGTACATCTTTTATGGTTTTGGCCGATAAATTGTATTCAAATATATCTTTGTACAATCTCTGTCTTATTTTGTCGCCAGAAACTTCTTTGAAACCTGCTCTAGTTCTTATTTTGTTTTCGATTAAGGTTTCGACAATGTTTGTGTAAGGTATTAGTAATTGGTCTTTTGCAATTTTATTAGCAATTCTGTTTCCGTTTTCATCGCGCTGTTTCGTTGGAATTAGATAGTATTTTGACCTTGTTTCTTCTGAAACTCCTTGCATAAATTCGACATACTTTCTCTCTACTGTTTTTCCTTTTTCTTCTTCCGGTTCATCATCATCACCCGCTAACATAAACATAGCAAGTGCAATAAATGCGGCAGCACCTCCTGTGGCAATTTGTAATGTTTTTAGAGTAGTGGATATTGGTCTTTTTTTCATTGCATCAGCATAGGAACGTGTAGCCTGAACTCCTACATTTAGGTATGGAACAAATTCTTCCATATCTTTTATTAATCGTCCTCCTTGACTAAAATCCAGTATGCTTCGAGCATCGTAAGTAGCTTTACGGTAAACGTTATCTAAAATTTCTTGTTGCGTTTGGGTAACTACTCCGTTTTCATCAATTAAATCAGTTATTTCACTTTCGTTATTAAATCCTAAATCTTTGAGTTGTGCATTGATACTTCTTCTGAAAGTAGCTATTCTAAAAGCAAGTTCCGACCATTCATTAAGGGCATTAACTCCTTTTATTAGATAGTTATTTCTTATTTTATCCTCTACTATTGGCTGGTTGTTTTTACCAAAAACACTTGTTATTGTTTTTACAATGTACTTATCGGCAAACGATTTGTCAGCGATATCTCCTTGTTTGTGTAAATAATCCATACTACCTCCGTGTTGTAGGTATAAATTCATATCGGTATTTTCTCTTCCTAATTTTGTTCTGATAAAATCGTAGGTAGAAGGGAATAACTGATACGTCATTTGGGCCATTGCTAAAGGCACAACGCTACTGTAATGTTCGGACACTAAAATATTCCACATAAAATCTCGCGGGGTATTCACAATTACAAATAACGGGTTGTTTCCGGTGGCAAACCATTTTACAAGTCGCGAACCTGTGATGTTCCCTACTACTTGTTTGTTAGTTTCGTTTAGAAATACTCCTTTGGCACCGTCGAACTCCTGGGCGAGTTTTTCCTCCATAAAAAATTGGTGTTTCACTCCATTGTCCCAATAGTATTTATTGACAAAATGCTTGGGCGCTTCATTTTTATATACAGGGTTGTTGTTGTTGGCGCTAAATCCAATGATCTCATTTGGAATTACTTTATCGCTTAATTCTTTGAAATATTTAATAAAACGACTTTCCTCTTTGGTTAATTCAGTTTTTTCTAATAATTCATCATATTTAGCCTGTGCTATTGGAAGCTCTTTAGCTATAAATAATTGATTCAAAGTGTTATCAGCAATATCTTGATACAAGGTAGATATTGAGTTAGACAGCAACCATTGTGCGTCTGAAATCAAAGAATTTGCACTACCATCGTCTAGTTTTAATACTTGTTCTTTTGAAAGTCCGCTTCTTGTTTCAATGCTTTTTGTTTTCTCAAAACTTAGGTCACCATCAAAGTTTACTGCGTGATGTAAAAACATACGCGGTTGATAGTCCAGACCGTTTAGTGCATCATACGTTTCTTCCGAAATAAAACCATTTTCCATTTTTAAATCCAATACCGCTGTATAGGCTTTGAAATATTCATTGGCTCGTTTTTGAATGTCGTTGAATTCCTTTTGTCCTAATACTGATTTTTGATTATCTAACCAAGATTGAGCATCAATTTTTGATAAATTATTTGGGTGCTGTACCGGTGCTAATCCGTTTTGCTCTCTGTTATTATCAATACTAATGATACGCATCATTTGAATAGCATCGTGTAATAGCTGTATTTTGTTTTGAGTAAGTCCTTTCCAAACTTTGTCATAGACTCTCTCGTACATTTCTTTTGCACTATGTCCGTAACCTTTTGTGTTCTTGAATTGGTAGTAGGTTTGTTGCATTCCTGTTTTGCTCATTAATTCAGCAGGAACATAGGAACGATCATCAATTAAATTAAACCAATACAGTCTTGCTTTTTTCAATCCCTCCCTAAAACTGGTATAGGTGGCATTGAACAAGTCTTGTTTTTGTTTTTCTAAAGCTTCTTCGGCTTTATTTACGCGTTCTTCTTCAGTAGCAAATTTCGATTTTTCTTTATGGTATTGAATTTCAGCCATACGTTTTTGGCTGTTGGTTTCGAAATAATCTAAAACAGCATCTAGGTCATATCCGCTAGCAACCAAACCTTCTACTATTGGTAGCACATAATCTACTTCGGCTTTCTCTCTGGCTCCCTTGTCGCTTCGCAACAACGCTTTTTCTTTTATGACTTCGTAAAGGTTCATAAAATCATCTAAGGCTTTTTCAGTATCTCTTTTTACAGTAATTTGTACTGCAGCTTTTATTAATCGATTAACCTCTGTTGGAGTTATTTTTCCTTTGATTTTATTGGTTTGTAGAAACGCAACAATATCATTAAAAACTTCTCGTGTTGTTAGCTTGTTTTCTTTTAATTTTTGCTTGTATTCCTCAACTTTATCCTCCAGGTAGTTGATCTCCTTGATGGCATTTTCCAATAAAGATTTTACAGTAGTATTGTTTACTCTTGCTTTTCTGATATCGTCTAAATCATTGTACCAATCAGAATCTTGAACAATGGCAACTGCATTATTAAGGATTGTTTTTTTATCTACCTTGTTTCGTGTATCTTCTTTGATTTGGTCTAATGCTTGTCTTGCAATAGTTTGTGGCAAACGAAGCGGTTTGTTGTTAGTATTTTCGGCAAAGAAGGCTCCTTTTTCATTATTCATTAAAACGATTTGTTCTTCTCTGCTGACATCTTCTGTTTCAACTAATGGAGTCATTGCTTTTTCCTCATTAGTCATATTCATACGTTCTTGAACATTTCTGGACTCTACTTCTCCGGCAATACTTTGATACAAATCAAATACGTCTTTGGATAATAAATCTTTCGCTTTATTTAATTCAGCATTAAATTCTTCTTTAGAACTGTTTATGTTTATTCCTTGTAATAGACTAGAACTTAATTTATTTGCTGCTTTTGCTAAAAAACTAGGGATATTTTTTGAAATAGAAATTTTACTTATTTTTTTTCTTAAATAATTTTCGGCCATTTTTGAAGTACCTCCTGTAGCGAAACCTTCTTTGCCTTGTACTATGTGCTGTATTTCATGCAATAATGTAGAACGTATTTCTTCCTCTGTTCTTTGTCCGTTAAGAATTATTATATTTTTTGTAGGCATATATGCGCCTAGCATATTACCTAAATTTGGTATTACTGAAACTCTAACGTCTTTGATTTCAGGGTACAATTCAAATAATTCATCATATTTTATTGCTTCGCCAAGTGTATATCCTCTCATTTGCATGAACTCTGGATCCAATTCCATTTTTGAGTTGTCAATCTCTGCTCTCCATTTCCCATCAATACCTTTTTCCCATCCTGTAGCGATCCAAATTTCTTTTGTGGATGTTCCTTTAGCTTCAAGCTCTTTTGCTGTTACTAGATTGTCTTTAGAGTCGTTTTTGAAATTTGCATTCTCACCTACAATATTAAATCTTGTTTTTTCTGCAGTAGATTTATTTTCGTTCTTTGCTTTATTATTAGATTCAACTTTACCAATTAATGCTTGTATCTCCGCTATTGTTACTTGTAGATTAATACCTAGTTTTCTCAACGTTTCGCGTATGAACGAAACTAAATCATTCCACGCTTGTGGGTATTGAGATTTGTTTTCACTAATCATCGCGATATATTCTTCTCCTAGTAATTGTTTTTGCTCCAGAGTTAGTGAGTTTAGGTCTGTTGGAAGTCCGTATCTAGCAGCAAGTTCTTGTAGTTTTCTCAATTGCCCTCCTTTGGCATTGTCGATTATACGTGTAGAGTAATCATTTAACTTGTTTCCTAAATGCTCTATTACTCCTTTGTGGCCTAATGTTTCGTGTCGGTATGTTCCTGTAGCTTCTCCAATAGTTTTGATGTTATCCGCAACTAAATAAACGTCACCGTTATTGTAAACCCCTTGTACTTTACCCTCGGCTTTTTGTTGTCTAATCTCCCTTTGAATAGAAGTTGGTAGTTCGCTTTCAGATTGTACCACAATAGCATCCGGAAATTCTTGTTGTAGATTTTCTTTGGTAGCTTTTGTGTTGTTATTAGTTTCGAATGCTTTTTGCTCTCCTAGTTGGAAACGGATTCCGCTGTCTAGGTCGTTTCCTAAATTTAATGTCTTGCTTATTTCGTTTACAAAAGATTTCGCTTTCGCTTGATCAGCAAAAATAATTGCCTTATGGCTTTTGTTCCATTCTCCACCGTTCTCTAAAAATAAAGGCTCAACAACTTTTTTGTACTCACTTTGGTAGTCAAGTTGTTTGTTTACTTTAACTAAATAGTTAGCTTCGTTTGTTTTTAGGTTTTTCCCCTCAACAATAGAAACGTCAACATCCTCGTTGAAGTTTGGATAAACTGCATCGCCAATTCTGATTTTATTGTCTTGCGGTTTTTCCTCTATATTTTCAGCATCTTCCTCTGGGTCTTTTTCAAAATCCTGAATTCTTTTATCGATTTCTCTAAGTTCGGCAGCAACATTGCTTAGTTCTTCCTCTTTTGGGAACTTATCATTTTTAACGAACTCTTTGTAATCGGCAAGGTCTTTTTTATTTTGCTCTAAATAATACTTTGTATTAGAAATGTGGTCAGGAATACCCTCTATTGCTTTTTGAAGGTTGTTTAGTAAAACGCCTGGTATCGTCGAACTTTTAAAGTCATATAAATCTCCTGTTGGAGCTAGAATAGCTAAATAAGTTCTTTGAACAATAAACTCTTTTCCGTTATTCATTTCTTTGAAATTGTCAACTCTTACTAAAATAGGTAATCCGTTAATTTCAAATGATTTGGTAAACTCTGCTAACTTTATTGTTTTAACAGTTTTAGCGATTAACTCCATGGCTTTTTTACCATATTCAATTCTATCAACCGGTTTTTTTTCTTTGGCTTCTTTACTATCCTTTTCGGGTTGCAAAACTTCGCCATTGATATTGTTTATTTTTAGCTTTTTAGTTTCAATTCCTGTTTCATCGTCTTTGGTTACATCATATTCAGCTTTATTGGTAATACTTTCAATGTCCTTTTCTGTTTGGCTTACACGAGTTTCCATTGCTGGAATACTACTTTCTAACTTTCTGATATTCCCTTGCGCTTCGTATAATGAGCCCTCGAAGTTTCTTCTTTGTTTGGTAAGACGTTCTTTTTCTTGCTCTAATTTGAATTTGAGTAGAATGTCTTTGTTACCAGATAGTTCCGCTACAAATATTGCATAGGCATCACTTCCTTCTTCGGAGTTTTCTTTTATTACCCTATCCTCAATATCTCCATTTTTTACTTGGTCTAAAAAGCGCTGTTTTGTTTGAAGTAATTGGTATTTATAGCCATCAAGAGTTCTTTCAGTAGCATAAGCATAAACCCCTATTTCGTTATTAAGATGTGTTTTTGCAATCCAGTTGCCTTGTCTTACACCTCTACCGTTTCTTTGCTCCATATCAGAAGGTCGCCATGGCACGTCTAAATGGTGAATGGCTGCTAATCGTTTTTGCACGTTTACACCGGTTCCTAATTTTTGTGTGGAACCTAAAATCACTCGTATCTCTCCGGCATTTACTTGTTCGAAAAGTTTTTCCTTTGCTTTTTGGTTGTTGTAGCTATGGATAAAAACAATTTCGTTTTCCGGAATACCTTTTTCAATCAATCTGGCTTTGATTTCGCTATAAAGGTTAAAGGTTTCTCCACTTTGTCTGGCTTGTTCTACATAATCAGTAAAGTCGGTTTCTTCGATTTCTAAAACATCTATGGCTTTTTGTTTTATGCTGGCAAAAGGTTGATATCTATGTCCTTCTTCGGCAAAGTTTCCGAATATTTCTACTAAGGTATCTTGCGGTACACCCAATTCATCCTCCATATAGTCTTTCAGCATTTCGGATTGATTGTTTTTATTTTTTGGAGTACCTAAATCGGAGAAGATTAATTGAGCGCCTTTGTGTTCATTGGTTTCATTATAAACCTTTACCACTTCATCTGTCATTTTACCTACTTTTCCGTTTGGATCATAAGCAAAGTCTTTATTAATTAAACGCATATCAATTGCCATCTTGCTACTTAAATTTGTAGCCAATAACATATAAGCGGTCAATTGATTTTCTGACAGTTGAAGTCCTAATACACTACCATCTTTTGTTTTAGCAAACTGAATTATTCTTTGTCCATAATCGGCTTGCTCCTCATTCATTGGGATAAACATAGTAGTATATCCTCCGCCTTTCATTTTTGGTTTGTCAAGTACAAGGTTACTATCGTTTCTAACATCGGCAATTTCGTTGTACAGCAATGATAATTCGGGTACGTTGATAAATTCTCTAAAACGTGTTTTTGATTTGAATTGTCCTGTTACGGTATATTCTACTTCATTTGTTGGGCTTGCAAAGGTTGTGGCCCATTGGTCAAAAGTGTTAAAACCTAATTCTTTCATTTTGTTAGGTCGCATATATTTTAATAATGAATACATTTCAACCATGGAGTTTGATATAGGTGTTCCCGATAAAAACGTTGTGCCTTTGTCTGCTCCAAAAACGTCTTGAAGATAACGCATACCAACCAACAAGTTAAATGCTCTGCGGCTTCCCTCGGCTTTTGATAGTCCAGCTACATTGCGTTGCTTGGTCATATAAGCCAAATTCTTGAATTGTTGGCTTTCATCGACCATAACGTGATCTATTCCCATTTCTTGGAATTTAACGGAATTGTCTTTAGCTATATCGGTTAATTTTTCAAGTCTTGCTTCAAGATTTTGCAATCTTTTTTCTAATCCGGACAAAGCTTTTTTATCATTTGATAAAGCGTCTCTTTCCTCTTCTATTTCAGCAATTTCATCAGCAATTTGTTTTGTCAAATTTTCGATTCTGTGAGGTATTGCATTAAAATTTTCGTGGCTCATTATAATTACATCCCAATCGTTAATCGAAATTTGAGAGAATAATTTTTGTCTGTTTTTAGATTGAAAATCTTTTTCACTTGGCGCCAATATTTTGGCTAACGGATAGGATTGTTTATAGGTTTCTACAATTTGAGGAATGGTAGATTTTAAAGCCAATATCATTGGTTTTTTAGCAACGCCTGTACGTTTCATTTCGGCAGTTCCCGCAACCATTACAAATGTTTTTCCTGCTCCTACAATGTGATCTATAATACCTCCGTTGTTTTGTAATAGCATCCAGATAGCATCTTTTTGATGTGGGTATAGATTTACTCCACTGATACCCGGAATGTTTAAATGGGAACCGTCATATTTTCTACGAACTGTGGTATTGTACTTTTCGTTGTATATTGCTCCTAAGCGTTCGCGACGTTCTGCATTAGTATAAATCCAATTTTCAAATTCAGCTCTTATTTCTTCAAATTTCTGAACTGCTTTTTCAGTTTCTTCTTTGTTTAGAACACGTTTATCATCTATCGTATCGTAAATTGCCGGTGTTGCAGCATGCAAAGCATCAATTAATAAATCAGCTCCATTTTTACGTTTTGTTCCCCATTTCTCGGACGCATTTACGGAGTGCGCTTTTCCGTTGTTGTTATAGGTATCAGTAGATTTCATGTAATTTACAACTACATTATCACCTTTGAATAAATGTTCGGTAAAGTCATTAATAACATCAAGCGGTACCCATCGACTACCTAAACGTACTTCAATAGAAACGGCTGGAATATCTTTTGGAAGTACTGCTTCAAGTTCAATTTTATTATTTTCGAATTCAGCGTAACCACTTTCAATAGCTTTGTTTACTTCGGCTAATTTCTTTTTAACGTTACCAGATAAATACTCGTCACGAGTAAAGAAACCACCTATAGGACTTTCAAAAATCTTTCCTTTGGCCACTTCCATAATTTCAATAACCGGCTTATTCATTAACTCTGCAATACGGTCCATATCAACTTTAGCATTTTCATAAAGCGATATGATAATAGCTTCGTCAATACTATCTGTATTTTGTTTTTGCTGTAATGGGTTTATGGTTCGTTTTGTAAATATATCGGCTCTTTCTCCTATTTCATTTTCAAGTGCCAAAACATTAAATCCATCACCATCTTCGGTTGCGATACGTTCAAATTCCTTAGCGGAAATGCTTCGTTTTGTAGTATAAGCAAAGTTTAATCGCTGTCTTAATTTATCGATTAAAACATCAGATTCCCCAGAATATTCAGCAAGGATTAAGTCGAACAAAGCGTTTCGTATGTCAATGTATTTCGTAACACTAGCTGCTTTCACATACTTTGGCATAGAAACTTCTAGAAATTCGGCTCCAATTCTTTTTATTATTTTACCTTCTTTGCTAATGGTAATATTGCCGTTTTTGGTGTTTTGCAATAAGTCTTGGTCGGTTTCTATTCTATTGGTGGCATTTAAACTTGTAGTGGGTTGGAACGTTCCTTTGTGTTGGTCTAACATTTCAGATACTCTCTCCCATATTTGCCCCATCTTGTTATCAGGATCCGCTAATGAATAATCTTTTTCAGAATACATTCCTCCCGGTACAATATCTCCCAATAAAACATTTTTGTTTTCGGCAAAGAATTTATTGATAGTAATGGTTTTTGTTTCTCCGTTTTTGTCGGTTACTTCTAAATCAACTACATCAATGAAATTTGGATTTTTCTTTTCGCCAGTAGTGTTTTTTCTTAGAATAATAATGTCAGTTACTACAGAAGTATTGGCATTGTTTTGAAATACGGTACTTGGCAAACGTACCGCTCCCAGAAAATCAGCATTTTCATGAAGATATTCCCTTACATTTTGGTTTCCCTTACTGTCCAATACCCCTTTTGAGGTAACAAACATTACAATACCACCTTCGCGAACTTTATCGAGTGCTTTGGCAAAGAAATAATTGTGTATTCTTTTAGTCAAAAATTCTCTTGGGCCTTTGAAGTCTTTGTCAAATATTTTGAAGTTTCCGAATGGCACGTTGGAAATAACTACATCTTGTGAATTATTTGCAATTAAAGCATTTTGAATACCTGTGATTTGCGTATTAGCATCATCATAGAGGTACTTTAAGATGTTTCCGGTAAGATTGTCTAATTCAACTGCTGTAATGCTTGAATTCGAACGCATTTTGCTTGGCATATAGCCAATGAAGTTTCCTATACCGGCACTTGGCTCTAGGATATTACCATTTTTAAAACCTAACTTTCCTAAAACATTAAACATTGTATCAATGATTGTTTTAGGAGTATAGTGCGCGGTTAATATTCCGGCTCTAATTTCGGAAAGGGAATTGTTGATACCTAACGCTTTGTCAAGTTCTTGGGTTAATTCGATAACCTTGCGAACTTGTTCTTTGTACTTGGTGGTGCTTTCTTTCCATGCATCTTGGTTATCAGGATTAAAAGCAATTTCTTTCAATCCTCCAAAACCTACATATCTGGCAAGTATATTTTTTTCTTCGGGAGTAGCGTTGCGTTTTTCTTTGATGATAGTCAACAAAGTTTCTAACGCATTAATATTGTCAGTATATTTCTTGGTTGCGTTAAACTTGTCTTGCTCGTTGTCTTGCAAAGAAAAATCAACCAATGCAGGTTCTTGTTTCTCTGCTTGGTTGATTTTCTCAATTTTACTCTCGCTTTTTTCTACGGGTTTTGTTTCAGTAGGTCCCTTTTCCTCTGTGCTTAGAACGTCAGCATTTCCTGAAAATAAATCTCCTTGTCCATTTTGGGATTGTCCGACATTTGTAGTTGTTCCAGAAACAGCGTTGCTCTTCGATTTGCTACGTGATCCAGTTCCTTGCTCTGCACTAGACTTCGGTAGAAGTTCTTGTGGTGTTGTTTCAATTGGTCTTTTACTATTTGGCTGTAATGTTCCAACTGTACTTGGTTCAACTGATTGTTGTTTTGCGCTTCCATTTTCTTGTTTTAAATAAAAGGTTGTTGCTTTTGTAAATTTATCTACCAAGTTAGGAATGGTGAAATCCTCACTATTCATCCATTGATTAGATAAACCCGAATATTTATTGTCTTTTTTAGTAACCCTCCATAAAATAGAAGGTTCTAATTCGTATTTCTCATACCATTCTTTGTACTCCTTTGGCTGTACGCTTAGTGATACATAAATACCGTACTCTGAATTAGGTACCCATAATATAAAAGTTCCATCGCCACCTGCCGGAGCAATATTTGCACTAGCTACAATTGGCTTTCCTTTTTTGTCGGTATCGAACTCCCACTTTAACCTTTCGTTGAGCTTCTTAACAAAGTTAGTCAAATCTTTTTTAAGTTCTCTTTCTACGTAAATATGTGGGTTCTCTCTCATTTCATCGTTGGCCGATGGTTCGTAAGCACCTAATAAACGTAATTGGTCATTTACATTTTCAATTTCATTGTCGATATCAAAAAGTAATTCATTGGCTATTTCTAGCTTTCTTTCTGCTGGGATTTTAGCTTCTCTATCGTTTGCAAGTTTGTCTGTCTTGATTTCGATAGCCTTTGTTTTAAGCTCAATAGGTTTTGTATCAGTGATTGGTTTTTCTTCGATTGGCTGCTCGGCTGTTTCATTTTCTTGTATTTTATCGATTATTGATTCATAGGTTACACTTCTAAGGTTGCTATCCATTTGGTCCGCAATAGCATCTTCTACTGCTACATAGTGAGAAGCATAAGCTTGTTTGAGTGCATCAAACATTTCTTTTGAAATCTCCCCAAATTTCTCATAGGCATCTTGAATAATATCGGCAAATTTATAAACTCCTTGCTGTGTATAAATGGTTATGATTTTAACTCCTTTTATGATCAGTTCGGGATTTACACCGGAAAACATTTTCCCTAATTCATCACGCAAATCTTTAAAAGCATCATCAAGTTTTTTATCCGCTTTTTCATCACGGATTTTTCTTTTGGATTGCTTAGGTTCGGCTTTAGGTGCTTCGGCTTCTTTGGCTTTTTGTTTTTCTTTTATTGCTTGATTTATATCGGCAAATTTTCTAGCAATAACTTTTTCTAAAAGCTTTTCATCAGCACTCATTGGGGATTCTATATCGGGATTTGGATATAGTTCTTTCTTTAAGGCTACTAATTCTTCTACGGTCTTGCTTTTGTATTCTTCTTCTTTAGATGTATTGTTTAGTGCTAATTTTTCATTTACAACTTCTACAATCCTTTTATCTCCATTCAAATATCTTTCAGCAATTCCTGTGTAAAATTCAACTATATTATTTTGAGCACCGGCATAGTTTACTTCAATTAATTTATCAATTAATTGCTGCTTGTCTATTTTTACTCCTTCGTTTTGAGTTTCTCCACTCTCCCGCTTGGGTACGTTATTGTTCCCGCTTCCTTGTTGATCTTGTTGTTCGTTCTTGCCCACGCTACCATCAGGTTTGCTTTTTCCTTGACTGTTAGGTGTTCCGGTACTGGTAGTTTCTTTTGATTGCTCATACTCTTGTTGTTCGTTATAACGTTGTTGGTAATATGCGTTTGGATAATCTTGTTCTAATCCAAAATAAAACTCTACTTGCTCTTGTGGTGTTAGGTTAGAAAACCACTTATCAAATTCTTTTGCTGCTTTTTCTAAATCAATTAACTCTAAAGTTTCATCGTTTACTTCAACTTCATTGGCAAATTCAATATCAATCTGTGTAGGTGTAACTTCTTTATTATTGAAGTTCATTATCTGGCTTGGGGTAGGTCTAAAACCAGTTAGACTAACAAACTTATCAATTAAATTTTGATATTCTGGATTTTTTACTGTTAAAATATTCCCTTTTCCGTTTGGATTTGCTAAAATAAAATCGACAATATCCTGCGGAGTAACTTCAATATCCATACTCTCGGATATTTCTTGTGCTAAAGTATCAATAGGTTGTCCTTCTTTTGAAAAATAGGTCAATGCAATTCCTCTTGTAATAGCGTTTTTATCCCCAAATCTAACGAAAGAACTTTGTGTTACTTTGTTTATAAAACTAGCAATAGCAAAATCTTTGAAGTCAGAAGCATTGGCGCCATCAAGTTTTATCTCTGTATTTTGAAGTTTCTCTAAAATTACACTTGGATCCGTTTCGTTTTCTAATTCAAAACGATTCGCTTCTTCTTCCGTAATTCCCTCTGGATATTGAAGTTCATCGTTTCTTTTCATAAAGCCATTTTCTAAGGCTTCTAAAAAGTATTTTTGTTTTGTAGCGGGAGTTAACGTTACGGGTTGTCCGGCATTGTCGTACAAATCTAATTCTTTACCATTCTTGGCTACCGTATATTTGCCCTCTTTGGTTGTGTATTTTTGCTCGCTTGGTACTTTGTCGAGTATGTTTTCTTTTAGGTTTTTGGTTTTATTGAGTTTGTCAACTGCTTTTTTATTGTCCTGGTAAACTTCTGCTTCAAAACTGTTGAGTTCAACGTTATTGGCTGTTTTGTAAGCAATAGAGTTTAGTCTTTCTTCAGATGCTTTTTCAGTATTTGTATATTCGAGAAACTCGTCTTTTTCCATTGCAGGAATTTTGCTCAAAGTATCTACTTCGGCCTTACGGTTTGTTTCATTTGCTTCGTCTTGAACCTTTTTGTTAATATCAACGATTTCTTTTTCTTTTTTCTTAGCGATACGCTTCTCGTAGGTAGTCAAATCTTTATTTTCCAGAACTTTTGTAGCGATATCGTTTAATCGTTCGTCGCTTAAAAAATCGTTCTCTACAAAGTCTAAATACTCTTGGTCGGTTAGTTCTTCTAAAACGGGTTTAGTTTCAGTAGGAGTATCTTCTTCAGTTTCGTCTAATCCATCTAAGGCTTCTTCATCGGTTAGGTTTTCTACTGGAGGAGTTGCTTCATTGTATGAATACTGTTCTGTTATTCTTTCTCCTTTGGTGTCTGTATAAACTAACTCGAATAAATCTCCTTGTTTTAATTGGTTTTCGGTAACTAGCCTAGTCCCTGAATAACTATATTCCCTTTCTCCATTTTCATTAGTTTCGAAAGGAACTATTTCTACCATTCCATCTTTAGAATCAGTTATTTCATATCCTGTGCCATCTTTTAAAGTTAAAGTATCTCCTTTTTTACTATTATCTAATATCCATCTTCCAAGAACTTTTCCGTCTTGCTTTGATTTAGCGTCTTCCCCCGCTGTTTTAAATCCTTCAGAAACACTAGGAACCGGACTGTCTTCCGAAGCCGGTTCTTTCGTGTCAGTCGTAGTTTGCTCAACTACGGGTGGGTTTTTGATTTGGTCTAGTTTTGCTTCAGCTTCTTCTTTGGTTTTGTATAAAACTCTCTCCCCTTTAGAATCTGTTTCCAAGTGATTGGCTTTTTCATCAGCAATAAAGAAACCTCCATTAGAAGACTCAAATACTACTGCTTTAGAAACGTCTATTTCTGGATTGTTTTGAATTTCATCTACCTTTTCACCTTCGGCTTGTGGTTGACCTTCGGGTGCTGGAGGAGTTGTTTCGGTTTGTGCATCATCATCAAGAGGTGTTATTCCGTTAAGTTTTGGATTGTCGTGATTAGCTCTTTCAAAAACGATATTCTTTTCGATATCAGGAATAGCGTTGAATTCTCCTTGTAAGGTCGCGTTTCTGTTTTTCTCTAATGAATTAAATTGATCGTTTAAATCTTTAGTCAACTGTTCCTTTTGCTCGGTAGAAAGGTTTGAGTTTTTAACTTCATCAAATTCTTTTTTTAATCCATCGTGCATTAAGTTTACTGCTACTAAAAAGCCACTTTCTTCTTTAGAAAACGTTTTGCCTTTCTCGGCATTTTTAGTCACAACGCCAAACGATTCTTCGGCCAAATCAGTCATTTTTTTATGAATGATGTCTTTGTCTTGTTTGGTAAGGTTTGGGTTGTTTTTTAGTTCATCGCTTAATCCATCAATTTTAGAAAGAATTTCGGTTGTTTTTTTTATGTCTTGGCTATCGGAGTAAAGCTTGGCTTGTTGCGCATAAACTCCCCATAAACCACCGGCAATTGTCATGGTGTTACCCATTAAAGCACCTCCAGCAAAACTTTCGAAACGGTTTTCGTTGGCTTTTTGTGCTGAAACCTCTTTGCCAGCAATGTTCCTATCTGCTTGTATTTGTGCTTCGGCTGTTAGGTATTCAGTACCTCCCTCCAAAAAAGTATTATAACCAAGTCGTTTTGCGCTGCCATTTACAGATGATAAAACACTCTCCCTCATTAATCTTCGAGAACCATTTGATGCTCTTGCAATAGATTGTTCAATATTTTTAAGGACTTTGACAGTACCTAGTTTTTCGAAAAGTGTTTCGGCTGCGCCATATATGTACGAGGTTGCAAGTTTTTGGCCAAAAGAAGTTTGTTTAGCGAATGGTTGCATTTCTTCTTTTTCCATATTCCTGAACTGATCACCGGCTGATGATGTTCCTAACAAAGCACTTCCAAACTCTGGAGCTACGGCTAATGTGAGATATACCGGTAATTGATTTGTTCCTAAATCAGTCATATAAGAACCAAAATCGCCAATATTATTTATATCTTTTGCCTTATAGCTTATAAATTGTTCTCTTTCTTGTGAGGCTTGGTCGAGTTCATCATTGGCTACGTCTTTGGTAGCTTGAAGTACTTTCTTGACTGTTTTGTCGGCTGATGTTGGGGCGCTTCCTTCTTCGTCTGTTTTCTCGTCGATATAACTTGCGGTTTCGGCTGCAATTTTCAGTGTGCCGTAACCTAATCGTGTACCAAAATTCTTGATGTTTGAATAGGCTCTTTCATAGTCGTTGTAGTTGTACTTGAATACATCTGTCAATTCATCGCTTGTTTTTACTTCTTTGAGTAATTTTGGAAACGTATCTTGTAGATAGCCTAGTCCTTCTTGTGATTCTTTGGCATCGGTCAATAAATCATTGTAAGTATCTATTTGAGTTTTAGACAAACTTCCTTGTGGAACATTTTTGATAGACTCAGAAAATTTATCAAAATCTGCTATTTGCTTTTGATATACATCGGCTGTAATAACGGCTTGTCTTAAAGCATCGTTTTTCTTTAGATTTTCAAGTTTTAAGTCTTTCCAAATTCCCTCACGGTCATAATCTTCTGGTAAGGCCGCATCGATATTTTTTTTAAGTTGCTCTACTTTATCTTCTTGTCTGAAAATATCTTCTGCTCCCTTTTGAATAGCTTCGGGAGTTGTAGGTAGGTTATCTCTTTTGGCTTTATCGATATATTGCTTTTTCTGGTCCTGTAGCGGTTTATATTCGTCAATGGTAAAATAGTCGCTGTCACCACCAAAAGTTTCATTAACTGCTCCTAACGCTTCTCCGGTTACATTCCAGATAGCTTTTCCAGCTTTGCCAACTGTGTTTAAAAACCCTGATTGGTCTTTTTCAGTTTGAAGTCTTTCTTCGGTAAGATTGCTATCTACTTTAGATTTGGCTTCTTTGAAAATAGCTTTTGATTGTGACTCTTTATTTTTTGGAGGAACAGCAACGGTTTTCATCTCCTCAAAGTTAGGAAGAGGACCGTTCGTATCTATTTTAGGAAAACCGGTCTTTGGGTCAATTTTTTGAGAGTCCGAAGAACCATTGCCCAAATTGGAAACCCCATTTTGATTTGGGTTTTTTTTTTGAGTAGTTGCGCTAGGCTTTGGAGTAGGTTTTGCTACTACAAATCTTGATTTGTAGTCATTTGTGTAATCAATAAATTCTTGATCAGATGCACCATCTTTTAATAGTATTTCTAAACTTTGATCTAAACCTTTAGTGAATTCTGCTTGACTTACTTGCGTTGGTTGTTTTGACTGTTTTCCCATTGGTAGTTATTATTTTAAACCTAATCGTTTTTTCTTTTGCTGTAATGTTTCTTGTGGCTTTTTAGTTTGCTTGTTAGCTGCGCCTGCTTTTGATACTGGTTTAACCTTTTTGACTAAAGAAGTAGATAGTTCTTCTATTGTTTGTCCTAGTTCGGCAGAAAAAGTACCGGCCATTTCTCCATCGGTTTTACTATCAAAAGTTCCTGCATTGGAATAAGGCTGTGCTGTTCCGTAGGCATCGGGTTTTTTTCCTGTTTCGATGTAATTTATTTTTACATCAGTTTTGTCTTTAGGGTTTACCCATATTCCTGTTACTTTTCTTTCTACCTGATTTCCTTTTGGACCATAGGAAACGGTCAAAGCATTATCGACCACGTTAAAACCTACTCTCCCTTTTCCGTCTGGTTTTGGTAATTGTTTAAAATCAGCAAGAGTTACCGGAGTTTTGAGTTCTCCTTTTCCCGCTGCTATACTGGCCTTTAAGTTGATTGCTTGTTGACCCTGTGCTAGTTTTGCATTTTTATAAGCGATATCCGCGTTTAATTTTGCACTATTTGTTTTGTTGTTATTTGGTTTTATCCCTTCTTTATTCACTAAAAATGGGGTAATGTCTGTAACAAATTGCTGTTCTAGCTCTTGCAACTTTTCATAAGGAAGGTCTTTGAGGTCGTGAATACCTTTTTGTGCTAAAAACGAAATAGCATATTCTGTAGGCTTTCCATTTTTATCGCTAAACATATTTGTAGCAATTTGTCCTACTGTAGGTTCATCGTAGCCTTCTTCGGTTACTATAAAACCTGTTGCTGGGTCTATGCTTTGTTTGCTGTGCGGTTTTTTGTTTAAAATTTCGGCATTGTCTTTTACTAATTTATTCCAATCGAATTTTGGAATTAAAGGAGCGACTTTCTCTAAGTTTAGTATTTCAGCTTCGGTAAGTACTATTTCTTTAGAAGCGTCTTTTGGGTCCTTGATTATAAAAGCGGGATCGCCATTAGGGTTTCTGGTAAATTTAGCCTCTTTTAAGTTTGAGAAGAAATTTTCGTTTTCCGGTGTTCTTACATATTTTGTATCTGCTCCGCTAAAATACTCTTGTGCTAATTTTAGTGGGGCCGATACCATACTTTTAATTACGGCTGGGTTTTTTTGTATTTTGTCTATTTGCATTTGTAGTGAAATACCATTTTCGCCAAACTTGTCTTTTGTGTTTACCAATTCGCCTACTAATCTTTGAAGCTCAGTACGATCAGCAGAAGCAATTTTAGCGTGAGCCATATCTACATTTTCTACTCCGGTCATTGGAATACTGTCATAAGACAACCATTTATCTACATTTGCCTGTTTATCCTTATCCTCTTGGCTTTGAAGTTGTTTATCTCTTTGCTCTTGGGCTATATCATTTTGGCGTTTTTGTTCAGCAAAACCGGACCAATGCTGTATAGCTTCGATTGTACCATTATCTTGTGGCTTGAACTGTTGGTAGGCGGTGTAGTTTCCGGGTTTGCTCATTGGGTTAAAATTTGGAAGGTTCCCATCCTATTGATGAAGGAACTTTATATTTAGATGAAAAAGTATCGCCGTAAGCATTTTTAGGGTCTTTGCCTATTTGTCCTTTCATACTAGAAGCTACTGACATCGCTCCGTTTAAAGCGGTGTTCATTCCCATATTCATATCTTGTCTTGCAGTATCTATTGCATTACCTAAACCTGCCAGATCACCTATTTCTCTTTGCTCTTGAATACCTCTAATTTGTGCATCATCTTGAGCGATAGCATAATTTTTTTTCATTAGCTGGTCGTCAAGTCCTTTTTGGATATTTCTATCTACAGCATTTTGTTCGGCTACAAGTTTTGGTGTTGCTCCGATAATGGCACGAGTACCAGCGTTACCTACGGAGTTCATTGCCGTTGCTATATTTCTTGAAGATTCTTCACGCATCATATCGCTACCAATAGTAGATATTTGCATATCCTGATATTTATTGGTTAGCTCTTGCCTTTGGTAGGCATCGAGTTCGGCTTGATGCTGTTTTTTTTCTTTAGAGGCCTTTATAGTATCAAAGGCACCTTTTGCTAAACCTAGTCCTCCGATTATCGCCATTGATGTTGCTACTGCCATTTGGTATAAATTTATATAGCAAAAATAATAAAAAATAGTATTAAAATATTATTTTGTAATACAAATTAATTCAGTAGTGTTTTGAGTGCCAACAACAAAGCCAGAATTTATAAAATGCTTTATTAGATTTGGGTTTTTTATAGAAGTAAAAAGGTATTTTTTGCCACTGGTTACGGCTAATTGTTTGATTAAAAACTCTATAGCTTGCTTGCGTAGTTCCCTATTTTTAACCTCAAAATTAGAAACTACAAATTCTATCCATGCCACCTCTGAATTGGTCACATACACAAAACCGGCACATATTTGTTCGTTTGTGTCTGCATTAAAAACTACAATACCGTCTTTGCCGTTGTTAGGTAAAAAATCTATTGGGGGAGGACTAAAACGGTTGTCTTGCCACCATTTTACTAAAAAATCTTGGTAGTCGTTCTCGGTTAATTGTCTGTATTGTAAGTTAAACATAGCTTTTGATTGCATTGGTGTTTACAGAAAACAGTTCGGTTAATACTTGTTCGTTGTTGGTAATTTCGACTTCCATATAATATCCTCTTATTTCTGCTCCCTCGATACGGCTGGGTTTATTTGCAAAGCAAAAATCATTGATAGAAAGTGATCCTACATTTGCTACGGTTATCGTTTTTAATGTAAAATTAATTGCTGTTATCGTGCCAATTTGAGTATCAGGAGCTTTAAATAATGTATCATCGACATTGATGCTGTCTGGAATATTAGCAAACGTAATCGTGTTTCCTGTTATACTCACAGGGTTTCCTATGCCTTGTGTTCCAATACCATAAAAGATTTGTCCGGCATCATTCTTTCGGATATAGGCATAAAAACGACTTTCTTTTTTTGAAAATTCGTCTTTATGAATATCGCCTTGTGTCAGGTTTGTTTTCAATAATGTTTCCCAAGCGTGTGTTCCCTCGATTTCAATGGTTTTGAATATCTTGTCGTTTGTTGGGTCTTCGTTGAAATAAAACACTAATTTACTTTGTGTGTAAACTCCATAAAAAGTATTTGGCACCTTGTTATCTATGTCGTTATGCAAGTATAATTGACCGTTTTTAATGCTGTAAAAGCGGTTGTCAACGCTGCACATAGCATCTGGTGCGTAACTCCAAAATGAAGTCCAACCTTTATTGTCTTCTGAAAATGTGAGCGTATTTGTCATAGTTTAATATTTTAAGGAGTACAAGGACTAACGCCTTGTGTATATACTATTGAATTAGCTAAAACTTCTGTACACGTTCCTGCGTAGAAATTTAACTGCGTAACATTGTTTCCAATATCATTAACATAAGTTACGCGCCCGCCATCTGGATGTACTGTGTCTCCCACTTCCCAAAAGCCCTCAAAATAAAAGCTTGATAATGGATAAGTAGCACAAGCCCTAGTTTCTATAAGTACCGGGGTTATTCCGCCATTTAATGGAGCTGTAATTACAGTTCTGGTTCTGGTTTGCAAATCAGTATTACACACGGACCAATCAGACCATTCTGATACAACTGCGTCAATAGGCACCGGAGGTTTTGCATAGTCCCAAATTAAATATAGTTTTTGGTTTAGGTTTATTCGATTAAATACAAAACTGCCTGTAAAAGTGTTTTGGTTAATTCCTTGTACTGTTTCGGTCACGACTAAATTTGTAGAAGCTGTTAGTAATGCGGCTACGTTTGCTTGTGTATAAACTTGATCGCTGATTAAGTATTTTAATTTATTGTTTTCTGAGGTTAAAAAACTACCTGTATTGGATTGTCTTTTTACGGATTGAATCGTGATAGTTTCTCCCTTGATTGGAAACAAAGTTTTTCCTTCGAAACCATTTATAGTTTCAAATTTAGTTATAGCGGTGTCTGAAAAAGTATCTTCGTATTGCAAGAAATTATTTAGATTGGCTTTGAATCTGTTTTGAATAGTTTTTCCAGAATCTAAATCATCTCCCACGACAACTAAAACAATATCTAAAGGAATTAGAATAGGACAAACATTTGTTATTGAAATTTCATTAACTACATTTAGATTAGTCGGAGTTAATTTTACTAGAAGTTCATCACTATCTAATGTATTTCTATTGATAGTCACTGTGTATGCGCCTGTTGTAAAAGTATTGGTTTGTACTATATTATTAAATGTTGTTTCAATAGTAACGCTCCCGGATAATACATTGCAGTTTAATGTAATATTCCCTGTCTGATCGTTTAGTTTTAAAATATACTGATAGACTGAGGTGAGTGCTTTTTGAAATGAATTTCCGCAGTTAAAAACATCAATTGCATTATTTGCTTCTTGTAAGCTTAATGTATAGAGTTTGTTAAATGAATCAAATGCTCCAATTTTTTTGGAGTTCCTAAACGCTATCGAGTTGTTTCTGAAATAGGTTTCCATTCCTTTGTTTATCTCGGTTGTTCCATCTATGGATAAACGGATTGGTGTGCCGAAAAATGAATTAAACCAATAAAAACGATAATTGTCCTGTGCAAAACTTTCAGGATTAAGTCCTATACCATTATTTCCTTGATAAGGTTGGTATTGTCCTAACACTTCGGATATTTGAGTGACTATTGGATCTCCCTCGGCTGTATAGATAGCTTGTTTTCCAAAAAGTATTTTACCGGCTTTTTCCTCTTGTAATACTAAAAGGTCATTTAGTTTATTGCAAATTATTTGAACGCTGCCGTATTGCTTATCTAGTTCCTTAAAATTGGCCGTTGCTAAATTAAAATTATTGAGTCCGTTTATGTTTGAGCTTTCGTTATAAGGCTCTGATGAGTGTGTAACATCGGCAAATCGTGTAATTTGTTTGTATGACTCAATGGAAACTGCTGTTGGCCTATAATCAATGCCTAGTGCATTAGCATTAAATTTATCTTTGTATTTATAGCTTTCTATGCCTAGCCCTTGAACAAAGCAATTAAAGAAATCTAATTCAATAATAGCTGGCTGAAACGTTGTGTTATTTTGATTTTGAATTATAGGGTATAGGGCGCTTCCGTGATGTTCTCCGTTTACAATATCAAAAGTTTCTTCTGTTTCATAATAAACATTATTCTCTACGTCTTTTTGTTGGGTTTCGAATATTACGATGCCCTCGGTAAAAATAACTTCAAATTTTACAACAGTGCTTATGTTTCTTGAAGATGTGCCTTTTCTGTGGGGAACAACAAAAAAACTACTGCCATCTGCATTCCATCCCCAGCCAGAACCTTGGCGCCATTCGTTGGCTGCACCAAAACCATCTTTTATATTGCTTCCAATATTTGATACTCCATCCCAAGTGTAATTTTTACCAAATGAACCAAGATTTTTAACCTCAGATTCAAACCACGCTTTGATAGAAATATATTCTCCAGTCGAAGTAAATTTTTTATCATAGGTTTGATCATAGGCAATATCGCCTCTTGCTTTAAAATTGATATAAATTTTTATGGTTGTGCCAGGATGCACTTTGTAATTTTCGTAAACTGGAACAATAGCTGTATTTAATTCTCCAAAGGTAGGTGAGGTCCAATTTCTTGAAGGATATTGAACGTGAGAACTTTTCTCAAAGGTTCGCGCTTTAGAATCGTCGAACTCCATATTAAAATTTGTAGGTTTGATTTTCATAAACAAACCACTTTCTTCAATAATATTAGTATTATCTAATGTTTGATTTCCCTCGATAAAGTCTGCTTTTTTTGTTTCTATTTCTAAAACTTCGGTAGTTATCAATTCCTCTAAAACTCCATTAGAATCTGATTTTACTACTAGGGTATCTCCTTTCTTTACCTTATCGATATTGTTCCCTTCTAGTTTTATCCATGCAAAAAGTCCTTCTCTGTAATATTGGTTTACAAAAATGGTATCATAGTGTTCTTTATCTTGTTTGACTACAAATTTATAACGGTCTGCTCCCTTTGGTGGGGGGCTGAAAAGGGTAATTTTCAATTTGTTTTGAAATGTAGAGAACTCGTTGTCAATGTAAATCGTATTGTTTACAGCGGTTTGTGCCGTTGATGCTCGATTGTATTTATCAAGATAAATAATTGCTGCTTCATACCCTCTATTTGATTTACAAGAACTATTTACTGCTACGGTATTGAAAGTGATATTGGTATCTTGAAAATTAAATTTCCAATTTCTGGTTTCCGGTGGCGGTGGCGTTGTGCCGCTTATTAGATAAACTATTGATGGCGCTTGTAAAGTAATACTAACAGGGGTAGAGCTGTAAATACTAAAATCTGTAATGCTTTGGATAGTTGAATTTGCCGGAGGTGTAACTCCTTCAATGTTTGTGGTAAAACTAAGGGTGCATATTTCATTTATAAAAGTGATGAACTCTGGGTCTTGTGCTAATTGAGAGGCATTTGTAAAATCTTTGTATAAATAAAAAGTCAATTCCTGCCCATATCTACCCGGACTTACAGCATCTTCAGTTAGGCTTAAATTAAAAACAATAGAGGTGTCTTTTTTTAATATAGTTGTAGCTGGGATATTGATTTGTAAAACCAAATCTGTTATACTTTGTGTTGACAGTTGCGCTCCACTAATATCGTTTGAAATTAACGATAAGTCGTAAATTGGTTTGTTTGGGATATTAAAAAACTCTGTATAATTAGCATAGGCAATAAAATTATTGATCAATGATTGTGCTTTTGCTTTTAATGGAATGTTGTCAAAACCTCGGTACAATTCATTTTCAGGAAGTGCAACAAGTATTTTTTTGTTTGAAAATACAAATGATACTTCCGTATTATTGGCATATCCTTTTTCTGCTTTATTGAAGTTTTCGATTAAATAAATCGTGTTTGAATAGGATTGTTTCAATACCAGTTGAACATCAGTTACTCGCTTATCTCCGGTATTGAAAATAAGTTTCATCGCGTTGTATTGATTAACCATACCGTTATTAAGCATCGTCTGAAAATCTATATCTGCTCTTTTTGGATAAAATTTATAGTAGGTGTAGGAAGATATAGCTGAATACTCACCGTCTAAATGCTTGTACCTGTAGCCAAAGGAAGGGAATTTGTCTAAGAGATTATTGCTGTTGTCTTTTGAATATGTTGGAATGGTTTGTAGTGCGTATCTAGGCGGTTTTTTTGCAAGCAAAATATCTTCTTCATCAAAGGAGTTTGGCGCCCATGATTTAGCTCTGTTAATATTGATGCAACAAGGCTGCATATTGTTATCGGTCCATAAAATCAATTCTTTATTTTCGTCCTCGGTTTTTAAAATGTCAATTCCAGTTATTAAAAAGTTTTTGTCAAGTTTTAAAACTCGTGTGTTTTCTGGTCGTGTGTCCACAAGTACCGGAGTAGTTATTTTGTTGATGATGTTGTACTCGATCAAATAGCAACCTACATCATCTTTACAGAACCAATATATTCTGTTCTTGGCTTCGTAAACTAATGGTTTTGGAGTAATGCTGTAAACTGTTCCCGTAAAAGCAAAGTTGGTTAGCTTAAGGTTTGATAAAATATTTTTTACCACTCCTGCGTTTTCGCTGGTTTCCGAGTTTACTACATTAATATTTTCGGCGTGACGATATTGCCCATCGGGGATCAATCTTTCATCTGCATCTTTATTCATTACGCCCGATGTGAATATTTTTTTTAGCTGTGGCATTGTTTTATAGCTTAGAAAATTCAAGTTCAATCCTTGGCTCTTTGCCGTAGATTTTTTCGCTCAATACTCTTGATACTCGGCTATCATCTACAAATACAATCCCGTTCAATCCATCAAAAAGTGCTTTAAGGCAATTGTCAACGTCTGGCTTTGATGTTTTATAAATAGTTGCTCCGCTTTCAAATAATAGCTTTGTGGCTTTATTCCAACTGCTTAAAGCTGGAAACACAAAAGTAACCTTGGCTACAATAGCGCAATCATAAGGCACAAAACCCAACGGTAATTGACTTAGCGCAACCTTTCCAATATTTGAAGCGTTATCTACAACAGATTTTTTCTGATACGACATAACAAAATTCTTATCCGTTTTTTTAGATTTTTGAATTCTAAACCTAGCCGATTGTTTTGCTTGTGGTGTTCCTATGATTATTAGTTTCATATTTCTATTGCGTCTTTATATTGTGAATGGCCTATTTGATGGAGGTAATAATTAAATTTTCGGGTTTTTTTTATAAATTTAAAATCTTGTAACTCGATTATTTTCTTGTATGCTTTATGCGTTGTTTTATGAACCGCTACCATTTCTACCATAGTATTGCTGGGTAACATTCCAGAATATTCCTGTTTGGCAGCCATTATCTAACCATTCTTGATGCAGTATAAAGATTGAATCCTAGTCGGTCCAATTTGGCTTTATGCAAATAAGTTTTATATTCCTGTTTGGCTCGGTGTTTTTCATTGGCCGGAACGATTTCATTTCTACGGTTTCCTACAATTTCCATATAGACAAACTTTATCAATACCTCTTTTAAATCTTTGTGTATGCGTATCGGTTTTAGTTTTTTATCTTCGATTTCAGAATCGGTTAATGTCCATGCAAAAAGTCCATCAGAATAGTATTCTAAAACAACTTTCATTCCCTGCATATCCGAACCAAAAGAAATTCTTGCTTGGTAATCATTAAAAACTGCCTGTCCTTGCGTTTGCATTTGGTGAGGATACTTTGCGTGGACTTTTAAATTATTACTTTCATTTGTGCGATCTGTGGTAGGTGTTCTAACTACGTTTCCTTCCTGGTCATAAGTGAAAGTGTTTCCAACCTGCATTAATGTTACTGCCGTATTTATGCCCTTATTAATGAAGATAGGCACCAATGTTTTCTCGTAAATAACACTAAGACTTATCCAGTTCACATAGTCTTGTGGGTATGGGAAAAGTAAATTATCAGGAACATTAAATTGAACTATGGTAGTGTCTTTTCTTACTGACCTTTGTAAAAGTTTAATTCCTTGCTTTGTAACATTAATAAATTGGCTTCTTCGGGTGTTATTGAGATAGCTACCGTTATCGGAAGCCATGATTTCAAGATCTGAAATAACCTCATTAAATGAGAACCATTGATAACTCCCTAAATATTCTTCGCTTTCGTGACAACCATCTTTTTCCTCGTAATACTCTTTTTCTGTTTTAATAGCCATTTTTTATAGTATTAGGTAGTTAGTTCTTGTTGGGTATTGATTTGCTCAGTTTGAGACGCTATAGCCGTTATTTCGTTTTCTTTGAGGTTGATGCCGAAACGTTTTAAAACCTTTACTACCAAAGCATCTTCTTCGCTAGGGTGCGCGTCTGCATCACGAAAATTGACGTGAGAAAAATTAAAAAGTTCGTTGCCGGAAATTACCTGGTAGGTCCAGTTTGGAATTATAGGTTTTCTGATAAATGAAATGTTTACGATTTGAGTTGCAGCTTTTGGATAGGTTTCAAGGGTATTTCCAAAACGAATAGATAACGGTAAATTTTTTGTAGCAATAGGCTTTAGGATTCTAAATTCGCTGTAAGTAGAACATTGCTCAAAAGCCACTCCTTTATTATTTTCGATTAGGTCGATATAAACTGCTTGTAAAGGAATAATTATTTGTCCGTTTGCGTTTGTTGTAACCGGTTCTAACGATAAATAATGCTGCAATTTTTCTCTATGATTTTCTGCTAGATTTTCTAAACCACTTCCTGACATACCTTTATTGGCCCTGTTTTGGTGTTGATTTATCAATGTGATAAGTTCATTTTGCCTTTCTTGTATAGCATCGTGTAGAAACAAATTGAATTCAACAGGTGTTACATTACCTCGAACATCGGTATTTACAAAGGTTTTTACTTTTTTGTAGATTCTGTCTATTAGCATCTTAGTATAAATTAGTAATACAAAAATAACAAAAAATAATATATGTTTAATAAAAAATAAGGAGTGTATTTCTACACTCCTTATCTAACAAACAACTAATCAAAACAAAACATCAAGAGGTAAGCTCCAGAAGCTTTTTCGATAACCATTCAACATCATTTTTTTTGTTGTGTGGCGGGATTGCTCCAAATTTATCTTCGTATTCTTTTTGCAATTTTTCAAGACTGCTATCGGATCCTGTTTGTGTTGTAGCAGTTGTATTAGTGCTGACATCTGCTTTACTGTCAAGTTTTAATGCCAACGCCTGTAATGTGGTTTCGTTTTTATTCTCTGATAAAAATATTCCGGTTTCATCTATTGGTTTTTGCCCTACCGCTAGAGTAAGAATAGGTTCTCCTGAATCTGTCCACAATACTGCTGTTTTTGTTGGGTTGATTTTGATAATACCTTTTGATAGTGCTAAAGCAACTACTTTTTTGTACTTCCATTCGCCTTGATCGGAATACGCATTGACAATGGCTTGTGGATTTGAAATAGCACTTTGTTTTACCATCGCTTCAGTTTCTTTATCATCTTGCAACAATATAGACTCTCCGAATACTAATAGTCCTACCGTTTTAATATCAAGAGTTTTCCCTTGTAAAGAATTCACGGCTGCCATAATTAAGTCCGCTTTATCAATGCTTATTTGAGCATTAGCATTTTTGTCAACTAATGAAAATTTAAGTTTATAGTCAGGGTGCGTTTTTAAGTACTCAATTAGTATAATGTCCTCTGGTGAAACAGAAAGTGTACCTTCTATAAAATAAATGTCTTTTTTAATGTAATTTTTAATTACATCTCCTTGTTTTTGAAGTTCGCTATGCCATATCGTGTTTGTTCCCGGTATGTAATAGATGTTTTCTAAAAATCCTGTGTCGGGATTTTTAACTAAAATGTTTTTTTGTGCTAGTGACCACGTTTCAGGACTTAATCCATTTAAAAGAAAAAATACTAATGGTGTTTGTGTGTTTTGATTCATTTTTGTTGTTTTAAATTTATAAAAATAAAATAGCGAGAGTAATTAAACCCTCGCTATTTATTACTGTTTTATACAGTTCTACGAACAACTGTAAATGCGTTTGCACCTACAACTTGTTGCGTTTGTTCCGATTTGAAATCGGCAGTAGTAGTGTCTTTATTACCATCTTGTTTGTCAGCGTAATTATCTCCTTTGATGATCACGGTTCTCAAACGATTTGTGGCTCCGAAAGCTCTGTGTTTTACAGCAAGGTAAGGAACAGAAGTAGAAACTCCGTCAATAGTTGCAGTAGTACCACCTCCAGGAATTACAAGGCAAGCAAGTCCAGTAGTCATTGCTTTTTCAGTTCCTAACATTGTTGGGTCGTTAAGGATGTCAAGTTCTTGGAAGTGAAAAGAAATACCATCAATATAGATAGAGTTAAACCCTAATGCAATTGCATTTTCTTTTTTGTTGTTGAACATACCGTAATTAACTCCAGATGCGTAATGAGCATTTACGCCGGCACACATTTGGCGGAATTTAGTCATTTGAGTATAATCACCCCAAATAGTAAATTCTTTTACCATTATCCCTTGACGTTTCATTCTCCAGATGATACTCACTAAGTCGTCAATAGTTTCGATGTAACCATTGGCTACATTTCCTCTTTTTTCGATAGTAGGAACTAAACCATCCATACCTCTGTTTTCGCCAGTGGCTTTTCTTCTGTGCATCAAATGAGTAAACTCTACTTTGTTGTCATACAAAATGTCGGTGTTTTCCATGTCTAAGGACCACCACATTTTACCGGCAGGAGTGTCTAACCAAGTAGTGGCTGCCATATCAGAATTGTTCACGTTGAAGTGTTCTTTGATAATATGAGAGTAATTATCATAGAATTTAGGGGTCCAAGTTCTACCTTCTGTGAAACCATTAGTTCCTTTGGCAAAAGAGTTAGAGAAATCGACAACGATATCAAGACCTGTTATAATTCCAAAAGGAGTTGCAGGTGCAGCATCATTTGTAGCAATAAAAGTAGTGTCATTTGTAACAGAAGTTACAGTCGCTTGGTACTCGGCAGTTCCGGTAAAAATCAAAATGGTATCGTTTACACGAACATTATGTTTTACCTGTGTTGCTGTAGGAGTAAAAGAAAATGTGTTTCCAGAAACATCAACTAATTTGAGTTTGTTTTGCAATCTTCCCATTTCAGAGTGTTTTACCGTATCGGCAGCATAAGTGCTTCTTTTTGCCATCAATTCAATAAACTTAAAAAGTTTACCTCTACCGTTTGCAAAGTGCATCTTTGCCATCAAGTCTGGTTGATACACCATAGCGTAGTTGTATGGATCAATCCAGTTGTTGGAGCCGGGAATTAGTCCTCCGGGTTGGTCTATTACAGACGCTCCACTTAAATTGTTTAATAATAAGTCAAAAGCCATAATTTCTTGGTTTTAAAAGGTGTGTAAATTAAATTACATCAACCTGCAAAGTTCCCGGTGGTCTATACACCGTTGTTTGTTTTTGCGGTTGAGGGTTTGTTTCTTGTTTAAAATGTGTTCCTTGAAAGTTTGCGTTGTACTCTTGTTTCAATAGTTTTTCGGTGCTTATCGCCACCGCCTTATGAACAAGTGCATTAATCATTTTTTCACGAGAACTAGGATTTAACCACAATGTACTTTCGTTAAATTGTTTGTCGTTAAATGCCCCATCTTTATCTCGAAACATTTTGTCAACTTCTACATTTACATTTTTGGCTGTTGATAACATTAACTGCTTATCGGCTTCTGTTGTAGTATAAGAAACTGTCATTATTTCTTTGGTTCCGTTATTGTCAAATTCGATGTTGAATGAAGTTTCGTTTACTTCTGCAACTGATTTTTCCATTCTGGAAACATATTCTGCTTGTGATTTTTGTAGGTTTTCGTAAACTGATTTTTCAATTTTAAAACCGTTTTCAACCTCGATTAATTCTTCTGCTGGCTGAACTTCCTCTGCGGCAACTTCTTTTTCGGCTTTTTTGCCAAAGGATTCTCTAAAATCTCCGACGAATTTTTCTAAATCTATCTCGTCATATTCGTCAAGCTCTACATCTTCATCTGTCAGTACTATTCCTGTTTTCTTTTCGAGGTAGGCATCTACATTCTCTTTGGTAATTTTTCCTCCATTTTCACGGATTGCTTTTTCTCTAGCAACATCTAAAACACTAAGCGAACTAACATCAAAGTTTTTTTCTTTTTGAAAATCATCAAAAGTCAAATCTTTGTTTTCTTTTTTGGCGAGAGCATATTCTTTTACATCATCGGGTAAATCGGCTAAAGGATCTGGTGTAATTACTTCTTCGGCAACTACTTCTACTACTTCTTCGGTAGTGGTTTCTACTTCTTCGGCAACTACTTCTACTACTTCTTCGGTAGTGGTTTCTACTTCCTTTGAAACAGTATTATTTTCTTGTACTATTTTATCGAAATGTTCAAATTCTGCGTCCATAATAGTTTATCTGTTAATTGTTTGTAAAGCAAAAGTAATAAAAAATATCAATTTGTAATATAAACGTAATGTTTTTTATTTACATTTGAATAATGAAAAGAAGTTCGATGTTCATTATGATTCTCGTCTGTATGGTGAGTTTCACGGCTGGAGCAACTACTACCAAGCCGGAACAAAAGCAAAAAACAGAATTTATCAAAGGTTTGACCTTCGATGTTAACGCTGTAAGTGTAGAAAATGATTATCAATTTGCGTTTGTAGCTACAGATGCAAAAATTAAAAGAGTATTCAAAGTGAAATCCTTTGAGCTAATCAAACCCATCACATCTGAAGCAATAAATGACGATGTTGGTTGGCGTAATTCAAGGTTCAATTATAATTTAAAAAGCATTTTACCCAAGACAATTGGAATACCGATTGCTAGTAAATTTACCGATAAGAAAAAATTAACGGTCAGGTGCAATTGCTAAAATCAATTCAATATAAATAAAAAGCCATTCATTACTGAATGGCTTTTTTTATTAGGGTGTGTCTAATTTAAAAGGATTTTCATATGCATCTTCATTTTTGAAGTCGATAGCATTAGGCTTTTCTTTATTTCGCTCCACTAACAACTTACTTTGTTGTGTGGCTTGCAGCTTTGTCCTTTCATCTTTGGCCGTTTCTTTAAATTCGGTAAGGCTTGACATATTCAAGTTCTTGATTTTTTCTAAATAAACCTCTTGTTCAAATTCTCGCTGATCTTTTGGCGTTTCGGTTTGAATTTTTCCTTGAAGTTCCAGTAGTCTTATTTGCGACATTTGTTTTTCAAAATCAAGGTCTATCATTTTCTTTTGTTGATACGCTTTTGCTTTTGCTTCTTCGGCTGCTTGTGCGGATTGAATATTGCCTTGCGTTTGCATTTGCTGTGTCGCCTGTTGCTCTTGCATTTTTTGTTTTTGTCGCCTGTTGCGAATGAAACGCATATACTCGTAAGCTTTTTTATAGTTTGTTTTGGCAAGGTCTAATATTTGGTATTTCTCGCTTAAATCAAGGGTTTGTTCTTGTATGGCAATTGATAAGTCTGTCTTAAGTTCCATTAGCATTTCTTTGTCCGGGATCATCTCTACAGAAAATCCAAACTCGTGTAAGTGTCTGCTTTTGTATGGTTCTAGGGCATTTACATTTTGGCTTCCGATAGCATTTTCGTAAATCTTTTTAAGATTTCCCGTTTCGTCAAACATAAAAACAGTTTTGATTCTGCTTGATATGCTCTCGCAAACTTTTTTATCAAACATTGTGGAGGTATCTACTATGTGTTTTGTAGCTGTGTTACTGGCTAATAACATCATTTGGTTTACTCCAACTAAACTATTTGGGTTTATCGAACCGTCACGAGCTGGGTTTACACCTGTAACTTCGCGAACTTGATTGTAGTAAGTTGCGAATACATTAAGCAATTGCGCTAATGCGCTTCCTTGTTGTTGAGGAATTGGTCTTGCAGCACTTCCATCTTTCATACCCATATCTCCCATATCTACACGTTTGGTCACGATCACCCCTTTCATATCTAAAATGGAAAGTGCTGTTTCCCAAATTTCAGCTTTGTGTTCGCCTTTGCCCTCGTCTGTAAGGTCTGCCAAGCTATCTACATCTATTTGAATTAAATCCGGTTTTAACTCTCTGTATAAATGTTGAATTTTTAAAGATTGATATTGTAGCTGGTCCAGTAATGGAATAATATTGCCTAAAAACGATTGAAGTCTATTTTTATACAAGTTTGTCGCTCTTACTATAAAGGGAGGTAATACTTTGTTCATTTGGTCTTTTGCGAGGTTTTCGCATTCTCTCCAACCGTATAAATACTTTTGTGAACCGATTACGTAATTTCCTTCGTACCAAGTGTCTAAAATCTTGCTTACTTTACTGTTTGGATTTCCTTTGTTCTCCCACTTGCTATCCCTTTGCGATAACTTCCAGGCTTCTTTGTTTTCGTTGTAGTGCTTCTTGAATGCTATTTCTTTTGATGATTTGTAGGCAAAGCGCATTACATCTACTTTCATCGCTAAAATATCTTTAATATCGCATTGTTCAAAATCAACATACACTTTGTTTTGATTTCCGTATTTTGCAGCAATATCCCTTAAATCTTTATCTAAATATTTACTTTCACGTTTCAGGTCGTTTATAGTTAGCGTATCTACATAAAAATAATAATACACGTCACTAAAATCATTTTTCTTGCAATAGGAATGTCCGAAAAATTCTGGATCAACATATTCTATTTTTACACCATCGTTTACATCAATCCATACCCGAACTACATTAAGTCCTGTAGTGATTAAATCCTTGTCTAATTCATATTTAATGCTTTCCCACCCGCTTGCTTTTTTTACAAAGTCGATGTTTATTTCTTCGCCAATTTCTACCTCTGGTCGCTCTTTGATTTCCTGATACAACAAAATTTCTTCATCGGATTCCGGCATAAAATCGGGGGTCATATCGATACCTAACTCGTTCTTTGCGTTTTCAAAAAACTCTTTCGACATTTGATTGGTTTTGTGCTCGATAAACTTTTTTCTTTTATTCAAAGAAGAAAGTTTGTCAATGCTTCGTATATCCAATCTATAAAAATCATCTTGAATACCATTGATCACGATATTGCAAAACTTCTCGGCATAGTTTATGTTTTTGAAGTCCATATTTTCTGCCATAGCCAAATCACCGGCATTTTTTGCAAACCATTTTTTATACTTTTCAATATCTTGCTCTCCGCGATAGTAGGCTCTCATATCTTGAATATACTTAACCCTGTCTTGATAAGAGTTTACCCCTGACATATAACCACCATTAAACCATTCAGAGGCTATGTGTGTAGCTACTGTTAGTCCGAAAGCATCCGTTTCTTTGATATGGTCCGGTGCTAGTGGGTCTGGTATTCCTTGCATTTTGTTGTTATCTGTAAGCATAAGATGGTTGTTTTTTAAATGGGTTTCCTAATTTTTTTTCGTTGGATTCTGTTGGCATTCTTCTGATTTTTTGGTTTCCTAGTAAGGCCAAAGAAAATGAGATATAAGCATCATATTTTGTTCTGTTCTCCAGGTCAACCTCTTTGATTTGATATAGCGTTCTTGTGAATGGGAAATCAGCAATTTTGCCTACTTCACGTTCTTCGTCATTTCTTGCAAAACCAATATGTTTATCTACAAAGGATTGTACCGCATAGAATTGAGCATCGGCAATTTTACTATCTTGTTGTGGCGCTCCTCCAAACTCTATTTCGGTAGGGGATAAGTCTTTTACCAGTTTGAAAGGATTATTCATAGAGTACAATCTATATCCACGTTCTTTAATTTTTTGTAAAAAGCGTTCGTTTGAAAGCTCGATAAGTACCGGCATTGAAAAATAAACCATTAGCATAATCATATCTTCAAAAAAGAGTTCGACTGTTGATGCTCTTGATAGGTATTCACAAATCATTGTATTTCTTGGTAAATCATCTTCGGTATGGTTTCCTGTTACCACCGAAGCGGAACCTAGCGAACCTCTACTACCTACAACCTTACTTCTATTGTATGGATCGACTCCTATTGAACCAATATGGTTTGCGGTTGGGGCAAAAGAATATCCTCCAAAAAAGGGTTTTCTTGTTCTTACATTACGATAGTGAGTAGGAGGGTGGCACCCCACTTTTATAAAAAACTTTCCATTTAGTGGGTCTGGTCGCCAAACTACATTGCTGTCCTGTACACCATCTTCCCAAATAAGATTACCGCGTTCTAAGTTTTTATTTCCTAAATATTCCTTCTTGGCATCGTTATAATATTTATCTTCCAAGTCCTCTTCGTTGTATTCTACTTGCTCGTCTAACTGAACTAAATTGAAAGGACATTCAGAAGCATCATCGCGGAACGCATCGGTAATATTTCGAGGGTATTTTCTTTTTTGATTGTTTAATTTTATGTTGTTTGACTTAAATGAAGACTCCTGATTGTCTAAGAAAGTTGAACTTCCTATGTGTTGAAGTTTTCCTTTGTCATTTATAAACGGTTTCGCTGGGTTTTCTACTATTGTAAAGCCGTATTGGTCATAAAATCCCGATAGGCCATAATCGGCAGCAATAAATATATTGTACAGTCCGCTATCAGTTCTACCATTGTCATTCCTCTTGCCTGTTTTGGAGTCGTCAAATATTTCTTTACCTGCAGAACCTCCTTTTTTTAATGGATTTACAGTTGAGATACAAAACGCTTTTCCTTTTATTTCCTCTCCTTCGGTTAGTGATTCTCTAACGATATACCAATATTCATTGAATGGTATTTTTTCCCACTTACAATTCTCGTCAATAATTATTCGAAAAACAGGGTCACCATCGAATGCGTTTAAGGTTGTGTTTTGCCACAACAATACCGTATCAAGACCATCATCTTCATTGATTGTTTCGTCTAACCTTTTCTTTCTGTTTTGTTGTTGAAATCGTAATTCTGATTGAGGATTTGTTGTTCCATCAGTTGGCGGTTTGAAAAATGAAGGTAGTCTTTTAAATGCCCTTACTGCTCTTAAAAATAACCTTTTAGCATCGGTACCAGTTTTTGAAATGATTCCCAATAGTTCATTTTCTCTTGTCGTTCCCTTATCTACTTCCTCAATCAATCCTAAAAATGAAGCTCCAAAACGTCTGTTTTTAATGTAGTTCATTCCGTAGCATCTTTGATCGGCACAACAGGCTTCCCAAAAAAGCATTAGTTCATTCTGTATTACTCTAAAAGTTGGGTATTCGCGAAGTTCTCTATACCATTGTAAACCGAACCAATACGTTGGGCTCAAATAAATCGGCTGTCCTTTAATATAAATCCAAACTCCGTGTCTCCTTTTATAAAACTGTTTGCCAATAAATTCTGAAAACTCTCTACTGTTTACGGTTTTATCATTTAATCCTTTTGGCAAATCTTCTCTATTCCATTTTTGGTCTTTTTTTGGTAAACCGTAATTTACAATATCTTCCTCATTTGGTTTTTTTGGCAATGCAATAACCAAACCTTCTACCTCATAAATTACTTCGTCTATTTGGCCAGTACGCGATATTATTACTACATCATACTCTTTGTCATAGCCGTATTGCCAAGACTTGCTATTGTTTTTTCTTTCAATAACATCTTTTGGAATGTGGTCAATGGCAATTTTGCCGGTGTAAAATATAGACATAATTTAATCTTTATTTGCGTATGCTTTTGTTGGATGCTGATTGCTTGTATCTTTTATTAAATCTTTTCCCAGGTGAATAGCTTCAATGCGATCTACTTCCTCATAGTTCGCTATTAGCTCAAGTCGTGCTTCCTTTTTTGCTTTGATTATGTTTACTGCTTTTTCGTTTCCTAGTCCTAATCCTTTTGGACCATCTTCTTCATTATCATCTTCTAATAAATCTTCTCCATTAGCTTCGATAATACTTTCTAGGTAGTCAATGTTCTTTTTGTACTTTTCTATCAATGCCGGAATACGTTCTTTGAAATAACTCATAGTATTTTGTATTAATTGATTGCGAAAAAATGTTTCTCTCTAAAGAGTAAAAATTCTTCCTCGTTGATATAAAATGGTGCACCAAGTTCAATATTGGTTGTTGCGATAGTATCTTTGGTTAAATTTTTATTTGAAATAGAACTAGAATGCAGCACTACTTTGTATTTATCAAACTGTTTGGTGTCATTTTCCGGAATAAATAAAAACGATGATTTTAGTTGTTCGGTTTTGATTTCAATTTTTTTGGCAAGGATATAATCGTTTGGACTGAATAGCGTTTGGGTTTGATTGTCTTTGACAAAATAAATATTCCTTTGTGATATCCGGAATAGGTTATTTGTTATTGACACTTGGTTTCCTGTCATTACTTTTGTTCCGTCTTGATCTAAAAAATCGTGCATTATAATAGGGTCGATTACTACCTCTGTACCTTTTTCGATATTCAAAGAGTTTACTATTGGCGTTTCTTTGATAGTATGCAGCACATTAGCGTTTTTGTGGAATGTAAACCTTTTATCCACAAACAATTTATTACCAGAATTTAAGGTAATATAGTCCTTGAACTTTTCGTTAATCTCTATTATGTAGTCGTAAACTGCTTTCATATTATTTATTTAAGACCAAAATTGAAATATCTTACCCACCATATTTTCCCTCTGTATTTAAAAAAAACAGCAAACAACGAAACGGGAATTAATAACCAAAGCAAGTTCCAGAGACTCCAAGCTTGTCGTTCTATTTTGACGTTCTCGGCATCTGATTTTTTGTAATTTTCTGTAAGCGTTTTTAAATCTTTGATGATTTCAGCTTTCTTGGTGATTTCATTATTTGATTTTTCCTTGATGGAAGTATTGTTTTTCTTGACTGTTCGCTCCTTTTTATAAGTAGAATTGGTCAATAAATGGGTTTTACCTTCTTCATCTGTAACAATGGCGGGTTTTGTGGAGTCAATAGGAGTGTAGGTGATTGTTTCCGTAACCGTTTCATCCTTGTTATCCGTAGTTTTTACTACTTCGTGCTTTACGTTTGTTTCGGCTGTAGTTTGTGTTTTATCAGTGACAGAAACTTCGATTTTTGCAGTTTCTTGTGTACGGGTTTTTGTTGCTTTTCGGGTCCCGCAAGACCAGAAAACAAGTAACAGAAGTATTGTAAAGATTGATTTTTTCATGATGTTTTTAATTTTCAATTAATAAATAAGGGATAATGGTTTGTTTATTTCTTTTTAATTCTGATTCTCCAAGAGTAATGGCAGCATCCCATTGTGAAGGCGGTACTGTTTGACAACCTAGAGAAGAAGTGGTCCCATACCCTCCTTTATGAATGTCTATGTAAAATGGAGCTGCAGCAGTATCAGTAACAGGTGTTTTGCTTCCATCACGGATAACGGTTACTCGGCCATATTGTCTAAAAGCTTTATACGGCTTTTTCATATTATGCATTCCGATTTTATAATAATATAATCCCGGAATAAGTCTTGCCATTCCTGGACGACCAATTGAAGGATCCGTATTAAAATTAAAAGAAGCTGTAGCTGAAGGTGTATCAATGAAAAATGCATCATCATAAATACCAATATCATTTTTGCCAACTACACCCATCGTGTCTGCATAATAACCTCGAATTCCAATAAGGATAACAGGAAATTTAACCCTGTCGATATTGAATTTATTTATTTTTTCATGCAAATCTGCCGATGATAATCTTGGTTTTGAATTTGGGATATTGCTCATAATTATTTTTCAATTAGATCTGTTACACTATCTTTTACTTCTTTGGCTCTGCCTAATGCTTTTTTGATTAATGCCCAAACATCATGTCCGGTGGCTTTCTCGAAATTCTCTTTGATGGAAACACCTTCAATAAAAATTAAAACAATAGCACCCGTTTTGGTAGCCATAAATTCGATGGAAAACAACTTGAAAAGCACATCGCTTAAAAAAAAGAAATCGATCACATAAAGACCTATGATGCTGAATTCATACAATAGCATTTTTGAAATTATTTCGCTTAATCTACGGCTCGTGAAGAACACCCAACCTTTGACGTTTACCGACCTGTATATTCCAAAAAAAGTATCTAGCACTATGGCCATTCCCACTGCAATCATCAATCCCTGTATGGGGGCAAAGAATAGAAATATTGTAGTCAAGAAGTAAAGGATATGCTGTTTCATGCGTATTTATTTAATGTTATTATTTATCGAATTCAAACAATGACCTCTATGAGATTATTAAGGATTTCATTTATTTTAATAAATCCTCCATTTTTCCGTTATATTCCCAAATCCATAGCTGAGATTCAAAAATGCTTGAATTTCTGCAATACTCAGCAAGCATATATGTCTTACCTTGTGATTCAAAAATACAAGGGTCTGCTAATTGGTCAGTAGAACCACCCCCGTAAGGGTCTGTCTCTATTCCGAACATCGGCGTTTCTCTTAAATTTACTGAAATTAAATCGGTAGTAGTAGCGTAACCAAGTATTGTGGGTAAATTTCCAACCGCTGAACCATAATGATATAGAATATGCCACTTACCGTTCACATAACGATGACACATTCCTCCATACATAGCACCCTCAACCACCTGTAAAGAGGGTAAATCGTTTCTATAAGTCCATTCCGTTTCAATATTAGCCGTGTTAAATCTAAAAACCTTCCATATTCCGCCAGACGATGCGTCTACAAGTATTTCATATTTCCCGTTTATTAAATTCGGATTAATACTGACGTTTCCAAATCCTGAAACACCTATACTTGTTTTATCTAAAATTAAACCTAAATCAATAAAATTTATTCCATCGGTAGACCTATACAAATAAATATTTCTATCCTCTCCAACGGCACCGAAACCGTACCCATTTGAAGCAGCACAATAATAAAAACTACCTATTTTCACCACATCAGATGAATGCGCTTGTCTTGAAGCAGGCGCTCCTCCATATCCTAAACCAATTATAGGAGTCGGATTAATCGCCCACGAACCATTAACGGTTGTTGTTGTAGCTAAACATATAGCATTTGTTGAATTTCCTGTGCATTTTGTAAAATAAATTTTAATATCAGAGGTATCTACAATTACAGAAGGCTCTAAAACCGCTAGGGTACTTCCGTCAATATTTGAGGGCAGTAATTTAACAACACCAGTTCTAGGCGTAAAAGCATCCCGTAATTTTATATTTCCTATAGTGGCTAAATACATGAGTATATTCATTTTTATCGGCTTATTGCGGTGAATAAAGTGGCAAGTGCATTATCAAAAGCTGTTATCTGAGTAGGTGTTAATGATTTTCCTGTACTTGCGAAGCCTATCTCCTGATTTGACCATGTAGCAATACTTCCGTTAAAATTCTGAGCTAATAAAGCCATCTTTAGAGTTGACGAAGTAGTTGTATCCGTTCCTGTAAAACTATTTATAGTGCCATTTCTAACGGATTTCAGTGTAGCTCCTAATCGCGATAGGATATATCTTCCTGATGTGTTTGGATTTGACACATCGTATTGCACTGTCCCAATTCCGCTGTATAAAGTACCTGCTCTTGGTGCTAAATAAGTATAAGAATTTGTCGCTCCCACTCCTGAGCCTAATATATAACCATTGTTTGCCCCTACGTTTCTTCCATAAACGCAAACATGCATATCCTGTACCCCAATATCAGAAGGAGAATAATCTGTGTTAAAATATCCTGTCGTTCCGTTTCCAGTTGTTCCTGTACTTGCATGTGTCAATCCCCCGAAGGCTGTTAGGTTTTTAATACCTTTAAATCCTATAATATTGGTTGCCGAGCTTCCTCCTTCAAATAACCACATTTCAGTAATTAAGTCATAAACCCCTGCTGAAACTAAAGCATCTATAAAATTAGTGTATGCGGTCTGTCTTGGTGAAGTGATAGTATAACCAGCTATGGATAATCTATTTGTCCAATTAGCTATTAATTCGGCTACTGACGCTACATATACAGGGGCTACTACTCCATTTTGCATAATTCCAACGTTATAATTCACACCGTCAAAATAATAAATTAATAAATTTACTTTTCTAAGTGTGTTGTCATACACGCCTGAAGTGGATAATTTTTTGAATGCCGTTAAATCAGGAATATTAACCCCGTCCGCTATTATTTTCTGTATAGCTCCACAACCAAAAATAGCACCTGCTTCATTCGGAATTATAGTCAATGCCCCTGTCATTCTATGGACATCTATAGTTGCCAGAGAGTTTGTAAAAGGGATCGATGTAGTATCGGCTATTGGAGTAGGCAAAGACGATCCACCGCCACTTATTACTAAATTACCACTACCTAACAAAGACGTTCCGTTTACTGTTTTTATATTTGTGCCTGAAACTAAAGCGTTTTGTTTAGTTGCATCTGATGCGTGAGTATGCGTTGCTATCTCCCCCGTTAATTTAGCTTCAATTTCCGCTTTTGTGATGTCGGAGTTTTTCTGAGCGTTTGAAGGTGCATGTGTGCTTTGGGAATGGTCGTAAGCTGCCTTTCCTCTATCCCCTCTGTAGGCTGTTGTATCGGTTTCTCCTAAAGATACTCCACCACCTCCAGAACTTGCCACACCCACATAATCCAAAAATCCATTATTTCCCGTGTCAAATCTAAACTTGAAGTGAACGATTTCATTATTTTGAATAACTAAATCCGTAACATTTGGAAAAAGATACTTAAAATTTCCAGTACCAGAATTATGCTTAATAATTAAAGTTGTGCCATTTTCATTTTTAATATAATGGTCTTTTCCTGCATAAACATATTTTTTATCTATAGATAAAGAACCTATTGATGAAGCCGAAATAACTCTGACATTAGTGGAATCACTAGCAATTACAAATTGTGCTTTTACGCCTGACCCCGAAAGCTTAGTGAAAATAAATTCATTCTTAGCCACATAAGCCGTTCCGTTAGGAGTAGTTATAGCGGGTGAAACTGTTGCGCCGTTTATATTTACTAACCCTATTTCATATCTGCCTACTGTTACATCTGGCTTTTTCGCTACTTCAATATCTTCAATCCCTTGTTTTATGTAGATTACTCCATTTGTGGCGATTTCGTATATGTCTATTCTATTGTATAAATCAGTAGCACTTGCAATAGTGCCTGAAAATGCGGGATTAAAAACTTCAATTTGATTGCTTCTTACCGAAAATTCATTAGCAGCTATAGTTACAGCATTTCCAGTCTGAACAATAGTTCCTATTACTATTACTCCATCAGGAAGTTCTAGGTCAAGAATTCTATTATCTAATATTTTAGCTGTTCCTACGTAACCATCTTTGTCGAGTTTGGCGGATATGTCTTGAGTTATACCATCAGCACCAGCAACTCCTTGAACACCTTGAATACCTTGTAGTCCAATTGGTCCGGGTACAATTGAATCAGCACCAGCAACTCCTTGAACACCTTGAATACCTTGTAGTCCAATTGGTCCGGGTACAATTGAATCAGCACCAGCAACTCCTTGAATACCTTGAATACCTTGAATACCTTGAATACCTTGAATACCTTGATCGCCTTTACGTCCAACTTCGGAAATTTCCAATATAACTGTCGGAGAAATTACTTGGGTTACCTCAAAATTAACGACATTCGTTATTGGGTCAACGGTTAAAACAACATTTTTATG